GGCATAAACGCTCAATACAACCCGAATGTTCTGGGCTTGGGGTATGGCGGCGAGACTGCGGGCCAACAGAAATTAAACCCACACGTGCCGTGGCGACCCGGATACAAAGTAGCTCACGGAGACGGGCTCAACATTACGCAGTTCGGATACCAGGGCGATCCTTATGCGGACTCGGCAAGCCTGCGGGGAGAAGGCGCGCACAACAGCAACATGATTCCCGATTTCTCCGCAGCCTTGAATCATAAGTCAGCAGCCATGCTGGGCGTACAGCCGCACCAAGTATTCGAATTTCATGGTAAGAAATATCGGTTCGACGACGCTATACCTGAAATTTATAAGGACGCTCGTCTTGATGTGTACAAGGGCATTCAACACCATCCGTTGAGTGGGTCTGATGAACGCGACATGCAGCAGAAAATAGAGCAAGAGGCGCGCAAAGATCTCCCAGAGAATAAAACCTCGTCGAGCGCAGCGCCTGTTATCCATGCCCCTTTGATTGTTCACATTCACGGCAACGCAGATGAACGCGCAATCGCGTCGGCTCATTCCTCGCACACGCGACACCTTCACCGCACACTGCAGGAGATCTATCGTGACGAACGACGCACTAGATACGCATAGGAGAGCTGCATGGCCAATCTAACCACCTATCCGACCGTCTCTGAAGACACTTGGGATCTCATCAGCTTTAAGATTTACGGCACCGAGGCATATCGGTCCAACTTGATTGACGCAAATCCTGCCTTCGCGACCGTGATGATTTTCGATACAGGAATCACGCTGAATGTGCCGCAGATCACGGATGCCAGCGCAATGGATCTGCCCCCATGGCTTGTCGGAATCAATCTGACGCCATCGCCCAGCGTGCCACCGGTCAACTAATCGATTTCGCGAATCGATCGGGTATTTCCTTGCAAGATGCCAAAGAATCTTGCCACCACAATCCCCGATGACCCGGAAGAAATCGATCAGCCTGAGGAACTAGAGGCTGTTGAAACTCCAAAAGCCCAAGTTCAGGAAGAACAAGCTGACCTCAAAGTATATAAGTTCGCGACTCCGATCCGTATCGCCGACCGGACAATCGATAGTCTGACACTCGATTTCAGCAAGCTTTCGACCAAGGATATGCTCTCGGTAGCGTCCGAACACAGAAAGCGCAATCCAGCGACCAGCCTTACCGCTGGCCATGATCCTGAGTTCAGGATTCTCGCCGTGCTGCGGCTCAATAATATTCCTTACGAGGACGCAGAGTTTATTCCGTGGTCGGACGGCCTGAAGATCGCTAATCAGGCGCTTTTTACCTTGGCCGGCTAGGCGCACCTAGTCGGCTGCATTCGTTCGAAACCAATTTACGCATGCGGGTCCTGAAAATATCCGCGCGGGTCGGCTGCTTCGAGAGATTCGAGAATATGCCGCTCGATGAGCTGAATGATTGGCTGCAAGACCTCGGTCAAATGAAGTAAATCCGGGGCGTTCCGGCAAAAAGGCAATGCCGTCGCTCGACGGTATTTCCTAACCGATGGCATCTGAAAATCCTTCGGCTACGACGACGCCTACACCAGCGCAAGCGCCAGCGGCTTCGCCGACGTCACTCATCTACGCAGGAACCACAATTCCCGGCATTGTCACCCAGGGCACTGTGTACAAGCTGCCATTCCCAGCGAACCTGCAAGTCGAATTAGACGCTAGGCCGACGCTCAAAGGTTTTTTCGTTCCTATCGATCAATTTCACCCGACCACACAAAGGTTGCGGTTAGCGGTGGGCGCTCTGCAGCGCAATACAATCGCTCCAAAGAAGGGGGGCAAGTAGGCCATGCCAACTGCCACCTATACTCACGGTTCTTATTTCAAGAAGAACCCGACGTCAGTCGTTGCGATTAACCCGATCGATTCGGCTATTCCGTTTATCGTCGGAGCTGCACCGGTTCACAGCTTGCCGTACGCATGGGCACCGGCTGGTCCTGGGTTTGCCAGCGTCGTCAACACTAATCTATTCATCCTCAGCTATCAGGAATTCGTCAATGGCTCTGCGTCCGCCAACGAGGCACCGAACGGGCTCGGATTTTCTACCGATTTCGTTAATTTCCCGCTGTGCGGTTGGGCCGATGCAAATTTCATCGAAGGTCCGGCGAATTCGGGTGCGATCATCGTTAACATTTTCGATCCTTGCGCTCATTTTACTGCGGTCACCGCCGCGAGCACTCCTCTGGTCAACGGCGTTGCGACGCTGAATCACAAGGACATCATCAACGGATCGGTAGTCGTTCAGGATTCGACCGGAGCTACTACCTACGTGCGGAACACAGATTATGTTTTTCAATACACGGATTCGACGTTGGAAGTGGGCGAGGTGGTTGTTCTGGCGGGCGGCACGATCCCGACCTCTGCGACTGCACTTAAGATTGGGTTTGCGGTAGCGAACACAGCGGCCATTACTGCTGGCGATGTTATAGGTGGCGTGGATTCGGCTGGACATCGAACAGGCATTCAGCTGGTCGATGACGTCTATACGGAATTCGCGGTTGTTCCTGGATTTGTGAACGCGGCTGGTTACAGCAACTTTCCAACGGTCAACGCGGCGCTAGCAGCAAAAGCGCCAAACATCTCCGGATGCTTCGAGGCGATGGCCGTCATCGACGTTGATTCGACCATCATCAGAGATTATCCGAGCGTGGCCGCCTGGAAGACTTCGAACAATCTCGTCAACGAGAACGTCATTCTGTGCTTCCCAAAGGTGGCGCTGGCCGAGAAAGAATACTGGCTCTCGACTCAATTCATGGTGTTGGCGGCTAGCGTTGATCTGGCCAACAACGGCATCCCGTTCGAATCGCCTTCGAACAAAAATCTTCCAGCTGTCGATCGATTGATCCTGGCCGATGGAACCAAGTTCCGCTTGGGCCTGCAGGATGCCAATTTCCTAAACGGGATTGGCGTGGTTACGGCGCGCCTCTTCGGTCAATCCGGTTGGGTGCTATGGGGCAACAACACAAGCGCGTTTCCGGCAAATACTGATCCGGTTGCTCGCTGGATTCCAGTGGCGCGCGCGTTCAACTGGTACGGCGGAACGATCGTTCAGAACACTTTGCAGTTCGTTGATAAGCCGGGTAACCCTCGGCAGATTCAGCGGTTGACTGATTCGGTAAATATTTTTGATAACAGCTTGGTTCAGCAGGGGGCGTTTATCGTCGCCAAGACAACCTTTGATCCTGCCGACAATCCGCTCAATAACTTGCTAAACGGCATCTTCACTTGGGATTCGCAACTGTGCGTTCCGATCCCCATGGAGACGATCAACTTCCAGCTCAACTACAATGTGGCGGGGCTATCGCTAATCTTTAACAACTCCGGCACATCGGCTCCGGTCTAATGCGGCAGCGGTATTTAATAGGAAACGATCATGGCGAATAATTTCCCAAATATACTGCTGAGCTACAACATCTATGCGAACGGCTCCAATAAGGGGCTTTCGGGCGTTGTGGACGTGACGCTGCCGAATATCCAATTCATGGTCGATAGCTTTAAAAGCGCCGGCTATGCAGGTGTGACCGATTTGCCAGTTGTTGGCATGGTCCAGGCGATGCACGCGACGATCACCTTTACCAGTGTTTGGGATGATGCCCTGGTACTTTTGGCTCCGACCGGCCAGGATCTTATTCTGCGAGCTGGTGTCCAGTCGATGGCGTCCGATACAAACCAACTGGTTCCAACTCCCGAACGGGTATCGATGAAAATTTTCCCGCTCGGCAAAAATCTTGGCCGAGCAGAGACAGGCGTACAGATGGGCAACACTTACGAGTGTTCTGTCAGGTACCTGGCTTATTATTTCAACAACATCGAGAAATTGCAGATCGATCAGCCCGGCATGGCTTTCGTGGTCAATGGCACTGATTACTTGGCACCTCTGCGAGCAATGATTTAGGGGTAGGTCACGCGTCGAAGGTTAATCCGGATCGGTTATCGGGGGCTGATCCGGATTTTTTCTTGCCCTGATTCCTAGCGCGGTAATTCCGAGTTGTGACTCTCTGCGCATTAGGTCCAGTTGTATTTGGCTATTCGGGTGACGGCGGTCCGCCAGCTCTCGAAGACCTTGTGAAGAACGGATCAGCTCGATTCGCCGATATGGATGTATTTGCGAACGCTCCCGTCTCGCAATTCATGGGCCCAGGGCTCGCCGAAGTCACGCTCAACCTGCATTTCTGGGAGCCGTACACGTGGCCGCTAGCCACATCAATGATCCTGCTGAACTTCATAAAGGATAACGGTTTTCCGATGCCGCTCTTTGCAGGCAATCAACTGATGGGAAACGGGATCAGCCTGTTCACAGTTCGAAACATCAGCGAGCACTGGCAGATAATTCCGTCGCGCGTCACAAAGGCGAAAGTGCAGGTGACATTGAAAGAGTATGCCACGCCACTGAGCGCAAACGCTCTCGTTAACTTGGTCGGTCAAGCGCTAAGTCTAATCTAATGGCTAATCTGGGCGGCATAAACATTAGGATCGTCGATACGGTCACCGGAAAGAAGGCAGTGGCTTGGACCGGCGTCAATTGGAGCCCTGGAGAAAACACCGTAACCGAAGTGCTTCAAAACGTTTTCGTGATCGTCAACACGCCGATCAGGTCACAGGTGCTCAACAGGCGGTTCGGAGCCTATCAGAACTATGTCGACAAACCAATGAATGTCGGCCTGGCTCTAGTGCGATTCTGTTGGACGGCAGCCATCATGGCGTGGGAGCCGAGGTTTACCGTCTCATCAATCACCTTCGACGGATCTGATGCGCTCAACGGTGTGGTCAACTGCACGATCAACGGCGCCGTAAATGTCGATACGGCCAACCCGTATGCGAACGTCCTGCAGAACGCCAGTATATCGTCGTCGCCAATTGTCTTCGCGCCTAACGGTACGTAGGCGGTCGGTACTTCCTGGATGTGGCGCTCACAGGACCCTTTGCATCGCTCCCAAATATTTCGTTTGCCGTCAAGGATATCGCGACAATCCAGTCGAGCATTATCACTGGATTTGAAGCGGCCTGGTTGGCTGGCACTGGCGAGCAGATCACTTTAGCGCCAGGCGACCCACGCACTCTCTTTCTGCTCAACATTGCGGATCTGATTTCGGCGCAGCGCTCCGTCATCGACGTTGCCGCTAAACAGGATCTGCTGGCATACGCAACGGGCGCATTCCTCGACCATATCGGCACCTATTACGGCCCAGATGGTCTGCGGCTCACGCAGAGCGCCGCGGTGACCACTTTGCAGTTTACACTCGCTAGTGTTGCCGGTGTCAATGTAACGATTCCAGCGGGCACCCAGGCGTCGGTCGGTAATATCGTATTTCAGACATCAGCGGACGTGACGATTCCAGCAGGATCACTGACCGGCACCGTTTCGGCAATGTGTCTTACCTTCGGCACAATCGGTAACGGCTACGTCGCCGGTCAGGTGACTAACCTGCTCAACTTTACGAGCGCCTATACGCTCACGGTCACCAACACCAACACCACTTCGGGAGGATCCGACGCTGAGGTCGATTTGGCTTATGCGTCGCGGCTGTACACGGTTCCGGCCGCACTTTCGAAAAGCGGGCCTCGTCTCAGCTATCAGAAGCTCGCCTTTGCGGCCAACCCGACCATCGCGGACGTTGCGGTCTGTTCGGTCGATGATGGATTTCCAGCCGGCGAAGTTCATGTTTTCGCGATTGGCACAGGTGGCGCAACGCTTACGAGCGCTGTTCTG